ATCCACACCGGCGCGATTGGCCTCAATCGCCAGAGTTCCCCGACAGCAGTCACCGGCCAATCGCGCCGGTGTGGATCGCCGAACAGATGCCAACTGATGGAGATGTGAATCAAATATAAAAGACGGCGACTGGATCGGTGCTCGAACACTTTTCCAGCCGCTTCAACTCCACTGAGTAGACCAGTGAGCCAAAGCCAAGGCCGCCTACCTGACGTCAAGGCGCGGGAACCTTAGCACAATCGCATAAAAGGCTCACCACAACATGGAAGACATCCGCTGCGGCAATTGCGCCCGCAAACTGGCTGCTGGCCGTTACATCGAATTAACCATCAAGTGCCCACGTTGCGGCACCTTGAATTCACTGAGGGCCACGAGTCCCACACCAGAGCGCCCGCGAGCGTCAACTGAAAGGCAGGAACTATGCACGCGGCAACTCCCATCATCCCATGGCTAGGAGGAAAACGGCGCCTCGCCGACCGGCTGATCCCACTTTTTCCACCGCATGAATGTTACGTCGAGGTTTTTGCCGGAGGGGGCGCACTGTTTTTCTTGCGCCCGATGCCCGCCCAAACTGAAGTATTGAACGACATCAACGGCGATCTGGTGAACCTATACCGCGTGGTGCAGCACCACCTCGAAGAATTCGTTCGCCAGTTCAAATGGGCACTCAGCAGCCGCCAGATTTTCAAGTGGCAGCAGATGACCAACGTTGAAACGCTCACCGACATCCAGCGGGCTGCCCGGTTCTTTTACCTCCAGCAGCACGCCTTCGGTGGAAAGGTCAGCGGGCAGACGTTCGGAACCGCCACCACGGGGCCGTCAATCAACCTGTGTCGCATCGAAGAGAACCTGAGCGCCGCGCATCTGAGGCTATCGGGCACGTACGTCGAGAACCTCCAGTGGCAGGAAGTCATGCGCCGCTACGATCGCCCGCACACGTTCTTTTATTGCGACCCGCCGTACTGGGAAACGGAAGGCTACGGCGTTGAGTTCGGCTTCGAGAACTATCTCGCCCTGGCAAAATTCATGCGGGAATGCAAAGGGAAGGTGATGGTCTCGATCAATGATCACCCGGACATCCGTGAGGCGTTCGCTGGTTTCCCCATGGAAGGGCTCGATATCAAATACTCAGTGGATAACCTGCGCGGTGACGCCAAAACCAGCCGCGAACTCGTGATCATGAACTGGGAACCCGAAGTTTTCGGCGGTCTTTTCTAGACGAAATTGTTGTGCCCGTGGCGGGCACAACACCGGGGCGATGCCGCGCCATCGCGCGCGCGGCATTCTTGGCCGCAACCCTCTTACCCCGGAGAAAGAGACAATGGCAGCAGACCAGTACCACCACGGCGTGAGAGTCCTCGAAATCAACGAGGGCTCGCGCACCATCCAGACAGTCAGCACCGCCGTGATCGGTTTGACCTGCATCGCAGAAGATGCCGACGCGAGCTTCTTTCCTGAAGATCGCCCGGTCCTGATCACCAACGTCAATCAAGCAATCGGCAAAGCAGGTGTTACAGGCACCTTGGCCGCGAGCCTGGACGCGATCGCAGACCAAGCCAACCCCGTCATCGTCGTCGTTCGCGCAAAGAAAGGCGCAACCGATGCCGAGACCACCAGCAACCTGATCGGCACCACCACGGCGGCGGGCAAGCTGACCGGGATGAAGGCATTACTGACCGCGCAGAACTCCCTCAAAGTGAAGCCGCGCATCCTTGGCGTGCCGGGTCTCGACAGCCTGCCGGTGGCTTCCGAGCTCGCCTCGATCGCTCAAAAGCTCCGGGGATTCGCGTACGTGTCGGCGCATGGCTGCGCGACCAAGGAAGAAGCCGTTGCTTACCGCGATAACTTCAGCCAGCGAGAGCTGATGACGATCTGGCCGGACTTCGTGAGTTGGGACACTGCACTCAATCAGGAAGCGACCGCTTTCGCCATCGCCCGAGCGCTCGGCCTGCGTGCCAAGATCGATCAGGAAACCGGTTGGCACAAGACCCTTTCCAACGTTGGTGTCAATGGCGTCACCGGGATGAGCCGCGATGTGTTCTGGGATCTTCAGGATCCGAACACCGATGCCGGTTACCTCAACCAGAACGACGTGACCACTCTGGTACAGAACAGCGGCTATCGCTTCTGGGGCTCGCGTACCTGCTCGGATGATCCGCTGTTCCAGTTCGAGAACTACACCCGCACCGCGCAGGTTCTGGCAGACACCATGGCTGAAGCGCAGATGTGGGCTGTGGATAGGCCCATGCATCCGACGCTGGTCAAGGACATGCTTGAAAGCATCAACGCCAAATTCCGCGAGCTCACCGCGCTGGGTTACTTGATAGGCGGCGAGGCGTGGTACGACGAAGAGATCAACACCAAGGACACGCTGAAGTCCGGCCAACTGTATCTCGACTACGACTACACCCCTGTACCGCCGCTGGAAAACCTGCTGCTCCGTCAGCGCATTACTGACCGCTATTTGGTCGACTTTGCTTCCCGCATCAACGGCTAACCAAACGGGCTGGTTCGCCAGCCCGACATAGAAGGAATTTGCTATGTCACTACCCCGCAAGCTCAAACACTTCAACGTCTTCTACAACGGTGAAGAATTCTTCGGCCAAGCTACCGAAATCACATTGCCAAAGCTTGCCATGAAAGCTGAGGCATACCGTGGCGGTGGTATGCCCGGTGAAGTTGATATCGATTTGGGCCTCGAAAAGCTTGAGTTGGAACACAGCTACGGCGGCTTGATGTACCCGATCATCAAAGACATGGGCATCACCAGTGTCGGAGGCGTTTTGCTGCGTTTCGCTGGCAGCTACCAGCGGGACGATACCGGCGACATGGATGCCGTCGAAGCCGTCTGTCGTGGTCGGCACGCCGAGGTCGACATGGGCGGCGCCAAGGCCGGTGATGACACTGAGTTCAAGGTCAAGTCCTCGCTGAGTTATTACAAGCTCTCCGTTAACGGGACCACCCTGGTCGAGATCGACATGGTCAACATGATCTACAAGGTCGATGGCGTAGATCGGCTCGAACAGCACCGCCGCAACATCGGTCGTTAATCAACTCGGTCGCCGTCATGGCGACCACTTCCACACCACTCAGGAATAAACCTCATGTCTCAAACCCAGACCATCACTCTCGACACTCCGATCAAGCGCGGCGACCAAATCATCACCGAGCTGACCCTGCGTAAACCATCGTCGGGTGAGCTGCGCGGCATCGCACTCACCGACTTGCTGCAAATGAACGTGACCTCCCTCACCAAGATCCTGCCACGCCTGAGCTCCCCAGCACTCACAGAGCAAGATGTTGGTCGAATGGATCCTGCCGACCTCGTTCAGTGCGGCTCGCAGGTCGCTGATTTTTTGTTGCCGAAGGCGAGCAAGCCGGATCAATCCCCCGCCGAGTAGAAGATCCGATGGCCGACATCGCGACGGTGTTCCATTGGACGCCGGAAGCGATGTCGGCAATGAGCCTTAGTGAACTGATGGAATGGCGCGAGCGCGCCCGGCAACGAAGCGGAGCGGATGAATGAGCGGCATACGGAATCTGAAACTGGAAGTCATCTTGCAGGCAGTCAATCGGGCTACAGGTCCGTTGAAGGCTGTAATGCAAGGCAGCAAGGGGCTGACGCGAGCAGTCAAAGAAAGCCGCGATCAGCTCAAGGCGCTGAACGACCAACAAGGCAGGATTGACGCATTCCGTAGTCTCACCAGAGATGCCAAGGAAACCGGTGACAAGCTCGCTGCCGCTCGGCAGAAGGTCAAGGAGCTTTCTAGCGCGATCACTGCTGCCGGGCCACCTACCGAGAAAATGGCGCGGCAGTTACAGCGGGCAGAGATCGCTGTCGAAAAACTTTCACTCGCGAATACCAAGAGAATCGACGCGGCCCGCGCTGCCAAAACATCATTGGACGCAGCAGGCATCAGCACCAATCAACTTGCCAGCCACGAACGGCAACTCAAGGAGCAAGTTGAATCAGTCAATCGGATGCTCACTCAACAATCAGCGAAACTCGCGCGGGTGAGCAAACAGCAGCAGCGCATGCAGGCGATTAAATCGCAGTACGACAAAGGTATGGACACTCGGAACAAAATGGCGGGGGCAGGCGCTGGGATGACGGCTGCCGGGGCCGCTGCGGGAGCGGCCTTGCTCGTACCTGTGAAAGAGTTCGCCCAGGCTGAGGACGCTGCCACTCAGCTCAAGGTGTCGATGATGACCTCGGGAGGAGCGGTCTCGACAGAGTTCGACAAGATCAGTGAACTAGCCAACAACCTCGGCAATCGGTTGCCGGGCACAACTGCCGACTTCCAGAACATGATGACCATGCTCATTCGACAGGGCATGTCGGCTCAGTCAATTCTTGGCGGCCTGGGCGAAGCCACCGGCATGCTCGCAGTTCAGCTCAAAATGCCATTCGAGGAAGCCGCTGAGTTTTCCGCTCAATTACAGGACGCTACCCGCTCCACGGAAAAGGACATGATGGGCCTGATGGATGTCATCCAGCGCACCTACTACACCGGGGTAAACCCGGACTGGATGCTCCAAGGGTTTAGTAAGCTTTCCGCAGGTATGGACACCGTAAAAATGAAAGGTTTGGAAGGCGCCAAGGCGCTCGCCCCACTCCTTGCAATGGCAAACCAAGCCGGCATGACAGATGGCGGCAGTGCTGGTAACGCTTACCGAAAAGTGTTCCAGAAAAGTATGGACACAGGGAAAATCGACAAAACCCTCGCCGAGTTGAAAAAGACTGAGGGCATCGACCTAAAAATGAACTTCACCGACGGCAAGGGTGAGTTTGGTGGTCTGCCGCAGATGTTCAAAGAGCTAGACAAGCTCAAGGGACTCAGCACCGAAACCCGTATCCAACTGATCAAAGATCTTTACGGTGACGACTCCGAAGTGACTCAGGTTGTATCGTTGCTGATCACCAAAGGTCAGGCCGGTTACGATGAAATGATGGGCAAGATGAACGCCCAGGCTTCGATGCAAGACCGGGTAAACGCCCAGCTCGGTACGCTGGCGAACCTTTGGGACGCCGCGAGTGGCACCTTCACTAACGCGCTGGTGCGCTTCGGTGAAGCGATCGCCCCCGAGCTGAAAGCACTTACGAAATGGATCACCGACGTCTCCGAAGGGCTGGGCAACTGGGCAAAGGAGAACCCGGTTCTTGCCAATGCGTTGATGAAAGTCGCTGGTGTGATTGCCATTGTTCTGACTGTCTTGGGAGCATTGACGCTCGCAATGGCAACCATCTTCGGCCCAATGCTAATTGCGAACGCAGGTTTCGCCATGCTCGGCGCCAAGCTTGGCGGTGTATCTACCATGATGCGAATCTTCACCGGTGGTACCGGTTTGCTCAAAGGTGCACTGAGCTTAATGGGCGGCGGCATCATGAAACTCATTGGCATCCTGCGTCTGCTGTTCGTGGCAATGATGGCGAACCCAATACTCGCAATTGTCGCGCTGATTGCTGCTGCGGCTGTGTACGTATGGTCGAACTGGGACACGCTCGGACCGAAGTTCATGGCGCTGTGGGCAGGAATAAAGGCAGGCGCCGCAGCCGCTTGGGAGGGGTTGAAATCAATTGTTATGGGGGTTGGGCAAGCCCTCGCTAACTTCTTTATGAACTGGACGCTACCCGGTCTCATCTACAGCCATTGGGATGGAATCATGGCGTGGATGGGGGCTCTACCTGCCAAGTTTATGACCCTGGGATCGCAAATTATGCAGGGCATGGTCAACGGCATCACCGGCAGTCTCGGGGCGGTGAAAGACGCAATCACCGGGGCAGGTGGTGCAACGATCGACTGGTTCAAAGAAAAGCTCGGCATCCACAGCCCAAGCCGGGTATTCGCCGAACTCGGCGGCTTCACCATGGCTGGGCTCAATCAAGGCTTGACCGAGAATCAGACAGGGCCGTTATCGACGGTTACCAGTTTCGCCAAGCAGCTCACCGCAGTCGGAGCAGGCATTGCGATAGGTGCCGGATCGGCGGTGGCTGGAACTATCCCGATCGACAACCGATCGCCTATTTCATCGCCTGCCGCCGCTGGGGTAGGTGCAGCAGGTGGCGGAGCTCCCGTGATCAACGTTTACCCGTCAGCGGGGATGAATGAGCAGATGCTCGCCAAACTGGTCGCGGCGGAAGTCGCCAATCTGGAGCGACAGAAAGCAGCCCGTGGCCGTTCGCGCCTTGGCGACAAAGATTAAGGAGCCCTGCTATGTCGATGATGGCCCTCGGGCAATTCACTTTCAGTCTGTCGAGCCTTCCTTATCAGGAGCTGCAGCATCAATTCGGCTGGCGTCATCCGACGACAAGCCGGGTGGGTGCGCGTCCTGCACGACAGTATCTCGGTCCCGATGATGAGAGCATCACAGTGAATGGAGTTCTGCTGCCTGAACTGACCGGAGGCCGTGTGAGCCTCGACTTGATCCGTGAGATGGGTGATCAGGGTTCGTCCTGGCCGCTGATTGACGGAAGTGATGGACGTATCCATGGGCTGTTCATCATCGACAGCCTGAGCGAAACAAAGAGCTTTTTCTTTGATGACGGGACGCCGCGGCGAATTGAATTCAGCCTCAGCCTCAAGCGAGTCGATGACGACAAGATTGATCGGGTTGGTCGAGTCAATCGTCCGCAAGGGAGCATGACGTGAACGCTGCAGCTCAAAACTTTCGCCAGTACTTACGGGAAGAAATCCACCCGACACCCGACTATCGCATCGCAATCGTCGGCGGGAAGGACATCACAAGCACCCTGCAAGGACGCTTGGAATCTTTAACGCTGACGGACAACCGTGGTTTTGAGGCCGACCAGCTCGATATCACCTTGGACGATAGCGACGGGCTCCTGGACCTGCCGCCGCGTGGGGCAAAGCTTTCTCTCGCACTGGGCTGGAAGCATGAAGGGCTGGTCGACAAGGGCACCTACACCGTAGATGAAGTCGAGCACAGCGGGAGCCCCGACAAGCTGGTTATCAGAGCGAGGAGCGCGGATCTTCGCGCGGGCCTCACCACGAAACGCGAGCGTAGCTTTCATGGCAAGAAAGTAGCCGACATTGTGTCGGCGATCGCCAGCCAGAATCGGCTCACCGCCGAGATCGCCAAGCAGTTTGCTGAAGAGGTAGTCGACCACATCGATCAGACGAGCGAGTCTGACGCCAATCTGCTCACGCGGCTTGCCGAGCAGTTCGACGCGATCGCCACGGTGAAGCACGACCGCCTGATGTTCATCAAGGCAGGTGAGGCCAAAAGCGCAAGTGGGCTGCCGCTCGGCGCCGTCGCGATCGTCCGATCGAAGGGCGATCAACACCGCTTCACCGTCGCGGATGGGAACAACTTCACCGCCGTGAAGGCGTACTGGCAAAACACCGGGTCAGCCAAGAAAGGGGAGATCCTGGTCGATGCCAAGACCACCATCAAAAAGGTGAAGTCTGGAAAGTCTGGGAAGCGGGAAAAGCTCGGCGTTGAAAGGACTGATCCCATCACACCGAGCGCTGAAAACACCAAGGTTCTGCGGCACACTTATGCCAGTGAAGCCACTGCGATCCGGGGAGCCAAGGCTGCGTTCGATAAGCTACAGCGTGGCGTTGCATCGTTCAGCATCACCCTGGCCCATGGTCGTGCTGACCTGTTTCCCGAACTGCCCGCGATTGTCAGTGGTTGGAAGCCGACCATTGATGGCACCGACTGGATTATCAGCCACGTATCTCATTCGCTGTCGGACAGTGGTTTTACAACTCAGCTCGATCTGGAGCTGAAGATCGACACCGATTAATTTTCAGGCGCGCTCCAGAGGCTGGTGTGTTCCGGCAAGTAATCTTGATTAACCTGATCCATGGTCAACTTGCCGATCGCCTTGCACTCTGCTGCTCCGCCCGCGAAGACCCGTCCCTGAGCGCCGAATGAGTTCACAACCTCGACCCTCCGAAAGTCAGCTTTGCCCCACGACCCAGGCTCAAGAATCAGGCTTGTGCACACGCTGTTTACCACCGTGGCGTAGATATCCTCAGTGACGCGCGGTCGATTCATGTCCACGCGCAACGCATCGCCGGTGAGCGCGACGGATTTGATATCCAGCGGCTTGAGCTGCTTGGCAATGCTCGCCGGAACGGGCTCGGCGTGCGCAGTGTTGATCGACGCGAGCAGCAGGATAAGGGCGACTTTTTTCACGATGGCTTCCTATGGCAAGAGCTCAAGCGCTCTCTGATGTTGGATCGGCCCACTCCGGGCCGTCGTCTGTTGTGCGCTGACACACTCGCTTAAATCCTTCCATCTTCAGCACGCTCCCCACGGAGAAAGCCTTACCGTTGAACTGACACACAATCGGGGCTTGAGAAAACCCCAAACCCGCCAGCCACGCGCCTACAAGCAACGCACCGGCTGCGGCGATGGAACAAACGAGCTGACGATTTGAAATGATGATGGTGGTATTGCTGCGCGGTGAACCACTTGATGGTGGCAATGGCTCATTTGCTGAGCCGGGGTCACCGGTGAGTGCAAATGGATGCGCAAAAGATGAAGAGCGAGGCACTTTGAGAGGATCCTTGACCCAGCGATCCAGTAGCGCCATTACCTCGTGGAAACTGTCGCGGGGTAGCTCGCCAAGTTTATCGACGCCAAAGTCGGTGAGAATCACCTTGTAGACATCAAATCTTTCGAGGCCAGTAGCGCTAAGTACTTCTCCCACTCGGTAGGCGATCGCCTTACGCTGCAGATCAGTGATTGCCCGATCTGCATTTGAACCGAAAGATAAATTGAACACATTGCTCAACTGCGAGTTGCTGCCCTCATAAACCGTACCGCCGGTAATGAGCTGGGCAACATCCCCAACTTTGTAACTTTCCCCCATGATCCACCGCACCCACATCCATAATGGCTTTCCGCCATTATACTTGGCGGATGGCTAATGTTTCCTAGCCTTTCGTCCTCTTGCCAGTGCTGATACGTGCACCAGTCTGATTCACAGCACCGCCGCTGATGATCTGCGCAACGTCGCCCATTTTGAACTTCTGAGTGGGTTGTGCTTCAGGTGCGTTGTATCCGGCGATCATCCCTAGAACGCCCGAGCGGCCTTTCGAGTCGAGTTCTCGGTATCCACCTAGAACAAGCATTTCGTCCGGCGCCAAGTGCCCACCAGACAGCTCGCCAGTAACGATGTAGAGCACATCGGCACCCTGGCGCCCCAGCGCCTCAAGAAAACCGAGCTTCGGCTCAGTCTTGCCCGCCTCGTAATCACAGTAAGTACGAAAAGCAACGCCGCCGCGCTTTGCCATCTCGGTTTGTGAGAGGCCGAGGCGAGCGCGCTCCTGCAACAACCGAGAGTTGTATTGCAGATTTTCGCAAACATCGTTTGACATATTGCAGATTCCTGCGAATAATTCAGTTGTGTATTGCAGATTTACACAATCCTACCACCAACCGAGACCGGAAATGACCACACCACGCAGCCGCGCCCCTAATGGGGTGATGTCCGATAAGCCCGTTGCGATGAGGCTGACAGCCGATGAAAAGGCTGGTCTCGGCGACATGGCGCAGCAGCAGAATCGATCCGAAAGCAGCCTCGCTCGCCTGATCTATCTCAAAGGCCTTGAGGCAATGAAAGCAGCGGGCGAGGCCTAATCAAATGGTAGACACGAAACAGCAAACCGCACACCACCGAACCACAGAGAATCCTGTGGACAGAATCCGAGCGAGCTTTCAGTCGATGTGCCGCTCGGTCAATGGCGGTTGGTCGGCGATGGCGGCGTCTGTAAGCCTGTCCAAAGATGGGCTGGAAAACCGCATCTATGAGCGCAAAGGTCAGTCTGTAGACGTGCACCTCGCCATGCAGATGCAGGCCAACAGCAACACCACGCTGTTCGCTGAAGCCGTCGCGGCAGAGTCTGGCGGCGTGTTTATCACCCTGCCATGCGCCACCACCATCGACCACGAAGAAATCCAAACCGTTTACATGGCACTGGTCGATGAAGTTGGTCGGCTGGCCCGTGAATGGCGTGAAGCCACCCGCGATGGCGAGGTGGACGCAAAGGAACGCGAGCGCCTGGACGAGATCCGCTTAGCGATCTGCCAGAAGGTCACGCAAATGAATGAACTCACTTACGCCGTCTTCTGCCGTTAACGCGCGAGGTTTGCCCTATGGCGATGCAATGCCCCCACTGCACAAACCCAGCTCACACACGCACCAGTCGGTACATGTCGCCGACCTGCAAAGAGAGCTACATGCAGTGTTCAAATCTGAAGTGCGGCTACACCTTTGTGAGCATCACCGAAGTAGCCCGCACCTTGTCGCCAAGCGCAACACCGAATCCTCGCGTGTTCATCCCGATCGCCCAGCGAAAGCAGGCTCCCCCGGATGAGAACCAGCTAGAACTCGCGGTGAGCTGACCCGCACTACCTGACCTGAATTTGTACACCGCCTCACACCGGCATTTCCGGTGTGACGGGATCTTTTTGCCTGACGGAAACCATCATGGAACAGCGCCTCTACAAAGCCGTAACCGAAAAGCTTGATCGCGAATTCGCATTCAAGCGTGTCGGCGATTGGCTGCAGCAAGGGGAATGCCCTAACTGCCACCAGAAGGAGCTCTACACCAACGCGGAACATCCGTGGGTGTTGCGCTGCAATCGCTCCATTAAGTGCCAGTTCGAAGAGCACATTAAAGATCGTTACAGCGAACTGTTCGAAAGCTGGTCAGATCGCGCACCAAAGTCCACCGAAAACCCCAACGCGACCGCTGACGCGTACATGAAGGAAGGTAGAGGCTTCGACCTCAGCACGATCAAAGGCTGGTATACCCAAGACAGCTACTGGGACGCTGATAAAGGTATCGGCAGCGCTACGGTGCGTTTTGCCCTGCCCGGTATTGGCTACTGGGAACGGATCATCGATAGGCCACAACGTTTCGGTAAGCGTAAGGCGACATTCCGGGGCAACTACGGCGGCACATGGTGGCAGGCGCCCGGCCAGTCGTTTTCAGACGTCAGCGAGATCTGGATCGTTGAAGGAATCTTTAAGGCGATCGGCCTACTGCAAAACGGCATCACCGCCACTTCTGCTCTTTCGACCAGCAATTATCCGAGTGAGGCGTTGGCTGGACTGGCAGCTCAATGCGAGGCCAATGGCAGAGAGCGCCCGCGCTTGGTGTTTGCGTACGACGATGACCCTGCAGGGCATTCAGCTACCCGCAAGTTCTGCCGCCGCGCGATGGAAGAAGGCTGGAAAGTTGCCGCCGCCATGTCTCCGTCTCGCGGTGCGGCCAAACGTGACTGGGATGATCTGCACCGACTCGGCAGGCTGACACCGAAGGACATTGACGATTACCGATACCACGGCGCGCTGTTGATTGCCGAGAGCGCTCAGGCGAAAGCGAACCTGATCTATTCCCGGTTCGGCACCACCCAATTTCCGCTCGACTTCGAGCAGCGCTTGTATTGGTTCAAGCTCGATCTCGATGCGTTCGGCAAGGTGCTGGAGAAAGTTCAAGTCGACCACCCGGACATGACTCGCGAAGAACAACGGCTCGAAGCCCTGGCCGAGAGCAACTGTGTGGTGGAGATCTGTAACTGCCAGCCGACCCCGCTCTACTACATGAAGAACGAGATCACCGACGAGTCTTGGTACTACTTTCGCGTCAACTTCCCACACAGCGGGAAACCGGAGAAAGGCACCTTCACGGCGAGCCAGCTTTCGGCACCATCTGAATTCAAAAAGCGCCTGCTGCACATGGGTGCCGGTGCGATTTGGACGGGCAGCGCCAGTCAACTCGACCGCTTGCTGTCGCGTTGGACATTCAACATCAAGAAAGTCCAGACGATCGACTACATCGGGTACAGCGCCGACCACGGCTGCTATGTCTACAACGACGTGGCGATCGCGGCTGACAAGCTGGTCGAGATCAACGATGAGGACTATTTCGACATCGGCAAACTGGCAATCAAGAGCCTGTCGAAGTCGGTGAAGCTCGACATCAACCCCGACCTGAAAGCCTACAGCGAATCGTGGTTCGACCTGATCTACCTCTGCTACGGCCCGCGCGGTTTGATTGTGCTGGCCTATTGGATGGGCACGCTGTTCGCCGAGCAGATCCGCGAACGCTTCGAGTCGTTTCCCTTCATGGAAGTTGTAGGTGAACCCGGCGCCGGTAAGTCCACGCTGCTCGAAACTCTGTGGAAACTGCTGGGCCGTAACGGCTATGAGGGTTCTGACCCACTGAAAGGCTCCATGGTTGGCTACCTGCGCACCATGGCCCAAGTCTCGAACATGCCGGTTGTGATGCTTGAGTCCGATCGGAGCGACGACGACGACGGTAAAGGCCGACCAAAACAAGCGTTCAACTGGGACAGTTTCAAGTCGCTCTACAACGGCGGCGCCCTGCGTACCACAGGCGTTAAAAACTCCGGCAACGACACCTACGAGCCGCAGTTTCGCGCGGCACTGGTGATCAGCCAGAACGCTCCGGTACAGGCTTCACCGGCCATCATGGAACGGATCATCCACGTCTGGTTCGACAAAAGTCGCCAGTCCGACGAAGGCCGCGAAGGTGGTCTCGCGCTCGGTCGCATGACGGCCAGCGAAGTCAGCGGTTTTCTGGTCAAGGCCGTCACCAAAGAAGCCGAAGTATTGAAGCTGATGGATGAGCGTCAGCGCCCTTACGAAAAGGAAATTCAAGCAGCCGGAGCAAAGAACCTGCGTATCCAGAAGAACCACGCACAGCTGATGGTGCTTCTTGATGCCCTGAAGTTGGTGTGCCCAATCAGTGACGCACAAATGAAGGAAGCCAAAGCGGTTATCACCGGGCTGGCCCTTGAGCGTGAGCAAGCCCTTTCCCGCGAAAACCCGATGGTTGAATCCTTCTGGGAGGCGTTCGAGTACCTCGACGGCGCCGGTGATGACGCTGATGGCCAGCCAAAGCTCAATCACAGCCGCGATGCGGGCTTGATCGCCATCAATCTCAACCATTTCGAGCAACTGGCCGCAGAAAAGAAGCAGCGCATCCCGCCGCTGACCGACCTGAAGCGCGTCCTGAAGTCCAGCCGCAACCGCCAGTTCATAGAAATTCGCGCCGTAAACAGCGCGATCAACGCCCGGCGCAACACTTCGAGGGACGCGTTCAGCCAGACGCTCCCGTCCACTGTGAAGTGCTGGGTTTTCAAAGCGTGAGCCACCCCAACCCTCAAATGGAACTGACCATGACGAACCTCTATACCCGCACGGTGGTGCGATACAGCAAGCGCTTTCGCTTCGTTCTACGCGCTTTGGAAAAGGCGTTGCCAACTCTGGAGCAAGCCGAACATCTAGCCGAGCAATTCAGCAAACAAGGCGTACCGACTGTTGCTCACTACACCGAGCGCCACGGATTGCTGCTGGTCGCCCGCGTCCAGGCTGATCACATCAACGTCGCTATGGACGTGGTCTTCGACGAAAGCGCCAAGCTGGGTCGCAAAATTCTGGTCACTGGCGACGGTTGCCGGATCCTCCCGCCGACTGACGAAGAAAACACCCGAACCATCCGCCTCAAGTTCGAGGGTTTCTGATCATGGCCCGGCCAATATCGCACCCAAACCCGCGCGAGATCCGCGCAGCAACCGGCCTCAATCAGTCCGAGTTCTGGCGGCAAATCTTCGTAAACCAGACTGCTGCCAGCCGCTACGAAAGCGGGCGTCCGATGCCCGCCCCGACCGCCGAGTTGTTCCGGTTGGTGCACATCGAACACATCGAACTGGCGAGCATAAACCGCGTTGATCTACTGATCGCCGCTCACCTGAAACAAGAGCTGCCAGACCTCTACAAGAGCCTGAAAGCACTGGTCACAAGATCGGATCCGGAGAGCCTGTAATGTCTGACCTTTTCTACCTGCAGGACAGCCGCAGCAATGTTGGCAGCCGCGCAACTTTCTGGCGTATCGGTGGTGGCTATACATCAAACCTCAATGAGGCCGAGCAGTTCAGTCGTGGTTGCGCGGTCAAGAAGTATGAAAGCCGTGAAACCGACCTACCGTGGCCTGTGGAATATGTCCGTACACGGGCAGAGATCGGCGTTGACTGCCAAAACCTCAACCGGTCTGAAGCCGAGGCCTACCGCAACGAGGATGGCCGTGTATACGTGGCCTACGCACGCGCATGGGATGGAAATGATCTTGTCTGGCTTGGCGGGAAAGGCCCGACCGCCAACCTGGAAGAAGCAATTCATCCTGGCGCCTCAGATGCAGCCAGCTACCCATCGAATGGCTTTGAACTCTGGCCGTGCGGTTACATCGTTGATCGTTCACGACCAATCGTACAGGCCTCTCTGCTAAATCATAGGCAGGCGCTACGCGGGGTAAGCCTCAAGCTGCCGTCGGTAAAACGCCAGCGCACCAAGAGCTACTTCACCCTCATCAACTGCGGCGGTTGCGGTCGCTTCCTGAGTGATCGACAGCGCTTCACCGACTGCCCGAACTGCGGGGAGAGCAACGCGCCATGAACAACACACTGGCCGCTCTACCAGTGCCGATCCAGATCCGCGCCTGCGAGGCGCGCTACTGGCTGCGCAAAGGCTACACAACGCAAGAGAAGGTCGACGAACTGCGCGAGTTCTTGCACAAAAAACGCGGCACCAACGCGATCGAGCTGCTGATTGAGGAAATGCGCAACCAATGGCGCATTCGCAGCCTGTGGATAAATAAGCCTATCGGCGAGACCGAACCAACACAGGGACAACAAAGATGAGCAGCGTCTCAGGGATTCTCAGCTTCGACGATCTGAAACAGGTCACCGGCTATCAGCGCCGGTCCGACATCGAGCGCACACTCAAGGAGCAAGGTATTCGGGTGTTCATAGGCCGGAACGGCCCGTGGACTACCACGGATCTGATCAATCAGGCCGGTGGCTATACTCCACCGACTCAGGACAGCTATAGCCCGGAAATCATCTGATGAGACGCGGTAGAAAGCGCAAGCACAACCCGAACATTCCGGCGCACATCGATCAGGCTGCCTTACCGGCAGCCGTTTACTTCGATCAGCGCGGAGCCGGTGTCTGGTACACGTTGTTTTTCGACGAGGGCGGCAACCAACGCCGGACGAATCTGGCCGGGCCGACTACGACCCTGTCCGAGCTCCACCGACTGATGGAAGAGCGTTCCGGGGTTGACCGTGACTGCCTGCGCTACCTGTGCGAACAGTTCCACAAAAGCGATCGGTTCAAGAGCCTGAAACCAAAGACCCAGGCTGACTACGAATACTCCCGCGACGTACTGCTGACCTTTCCAACCAAGTTGAAAAAACCGCTCGGTGAACTGGCCGTTCGCAAGTTCAATGCGCCACTGGTCCAGCGCGTGATCGACCGGATCGCCGAAGCAGGAACGCCGTCAAAGGCTGCGCACGCTCTTCGTTACCTGCGCAGGACGATGCAATGGGGTAAAAACCGTGGCTTCGTCGAGACGAACCCTGCTCAGGGCATTGAGGCACCGAAGGAACGGAAGCAACGGCGTCTGCCAGAGCCCGCAGCCATGAAGGCGCTTGTGAAATACGCCCAACAGCAGGGCCAGCTCACACGCGGTCAACTTGGCGCGTGTGCGCCGTATCTTTGGTACGTGATGGAGATCAGCTACCTCTGTCGTTTGCGCGGCATCGAGACGGTGACACTCACCGACGCAAATGAAACTCCTGACGGTGTGTTGACCAACCGGCGCAAAGGTAGTCGCGACAACATAGTGCGCTGGACACCGCGCCTGCGTGCCGCTTGGGACAGCGCGAAGAAAGTGCGCTCCGACATCTGGAACAAAAAACGCGTGCCGGTGCCGATCGCTGCGGAGGAACGCTCGATCATCACCGCTGCACACGGCGGTGCGCTTCAAAAGTCCAGCCTCGACACTGCGTGGCAACGGTTCATCACCCAGGCCATCAAAGCCGAGATCATCTCCGCCGAGCAGCGCTTCGGGATGCACGACTTCAAGCGTCGAGGAATCACCGATACCGTCGGCACCCGAGCCGACAAACAGGAAGCATCAGGTCACCGTGACGAAGCAATGATGGACATTTACGACCACAGCGTACCGCTAGTGAACCCGTCAGCGGACTAAAAACCTACGTAAATTAAACGCATGGCCCCGCGCCGAATAAGGCTTGCAGCGGGCCGTGTACGTAAAATAAAACGGCGCTACGCCTTGGTTTATAAGTAAAGTTTCCCTTACTTGTAATCAGTAGGTCCCGGGTTCGATTCCTGGTGCCGGCACCATACAAAACAAAGCCCTCGTAGAAATACGAGGGCTTTGTTGTTTCTGGCATCC